AGACATGCTGAAACAGCAGGATATGACAGAAACCGCCAGAGTGGTGTTTAATGAATTAAGCGTCACCGAACCGGCGACAGTCGGGGAGATAGCGCAGAATACTTACCTTTCACGCGAACGCTGCCAGTTAATACTGACCCAGCTGGTTATGGCGGGTCTGGCAGACTATCAGTTCGGTTGTTACAGACGCCTTCCGCAGTGAAGGCTTTTTTATTTGTGGTAAATGGGCGGCTGGTGGGTGTTAGGGGCACCCCCCAGCCATCTGCTCATGCGTTGGGTTCACAAGCAAACCTCAGGCCCACTGCTTTGCGCAAAAGCAGAATGAGCCTATCAGAGACAGGCTTAATGATCCATGCTTAATACTGTAAAAATATCCAGTTGTGAGTTAATCAACGCCGACTGCCTTGAATTTATCCGGTCGTTACCCGAAAATTCTGTTGACCTGATAGTCACGGACCCGCCGTACTTTAAAGTGAAGCCTGAGGGCTGGGATAACCAGTGGAAGGGCGACGATGATTACCTGAAGTGGCTGGACCAGTGTCTTGCGCAGTTCTGGCGGGTGCTGAAACCTGCCGGAAGTCTTTACCTGTTCTGTGGCCATCGCCTGGCATCTGATATCGAAATCATGATGCGTGAACACTTCAGTGTGCTGAACCATATTATCTGGGCAAAGCCGTCCGGACGCTGGAACGGGTGCAACAAGGAAAGCCTGAGGGCGTATTTCCCCGCCACAGAGCGCATTCTGTTCGCGGAACATTATCAGGGGCCGTATCGCCCGAAAGATGCCGGGTATGAGGCGAAGGGCAGGGCACTGAAACAGCATGTGATGGCCCCGCTGATTTCTTACTTTCGTGATGCGCGTGCTGCCCTGGGGATAACGGCAAAACAGATAGTGGATGCCACAGGAAAGAAAAATATGGTGTCGCACTGGTTCAGTGCCAGCCAGTGGCAGTTACCGGACGAAAGCGATTATCTGAAATTACAGGCGCTGTTTGCCCGGGTGGCAGAAGAGAAGCATCAGCGCGGAGAACTGGAAAAGCCACATCACCAACTGGTCAGCACATACAGTGAACTGAACCGGCAGTATACGGAACTGCAGAGTGAATATAAGCATCTGCGGCGGTATTTCGGTGTGACGGTGCGGGTGCCGTACACCGATGTGTGGACGCATAAACCGGTGCAGTACTATCCCGGGAAACATCCGTGCGAAAAACCGGCAGAAATGCTGCAGCAGATAATCAGTGCGAGCAGTCGTCCGGGTGACCTGGTTGCAGATTTCTTCATGGGGTCGGGTTCGACAGTCAAAGCAGCGATGGTGTTGGGGCGTCGTGCTACAGGCGTTGAGCTGGAGACTGAACGTTTTGAGCAGACGGTCAGGGAAGTTCAGGATTTAGCCAGCCAGAACGGATGATATTGCAGGATTAGTTACGTACCGTTATTATCCTGCGCCCGGCCCTTTAGCTCAGTGGTGAGAGCGAGCGACTCATAATCGCCAGGTCGCTGGTTCAAATCCAGCAAGGGCCACCATATCACATACCGCCATTAGCTCATCGGGATAGAGCGCCAGCCTTCGGAGCTGGCTGCGCGGGGTTCGAGTCCTCGATGGCGGTCCATTATCTGCATCATGCGTTGTTAGCTCTGATGAGTGAATCATTGTCTTTTGAGCAACAGGCTATCATATAAGATAGTCTCAGATTTCCTTGTTTATTCTCGCCGGATGCTTCGTAGATATTTGCAGGCATCTGTATGCAGGGGTATTATTGCGGCATATATCATCCGGAAAAATAAAAACTACATGCTGATCCGGAGATGATAGTTACAAGTCCTCCCGGATCCCGCATATTTACTATATTTTATAGATAATTGTTCTTGTTAATATGGAGATGGATAAATGTATTGCCGTGCTGTACCGGTTCTTGTTTTGATATTAGCCAGTCTGACAACTGGCTGCACAAAAGATGTATCGACAAATAATTATGATGCTTCGCTGCATCACTCAGATAAATTAATAAAGTCGCAAAATTTGAGCTTATCGGAACGTACCCCTGATGCCAGTGAAGAAATCCGGCAGTATGCCATTCAGGTCAGGGAAGCCATAGAAGAACAGTTAAAGGATGCGGGTAAGTATTCAGGAAAAGAGTGTTCACTGAGAATGTATATGGCCCCGAATGGTCTTCTGCTACAGGTTAAAAGAGAAAGCGGTGATCCCGATTTATGTCGTGAAGCGATGAATGCAGTAAAGAATGCTGATATACCATCACCACCGTCTTCAGGAGTATATAAAGCATTTAGAAATGGCGTGCTGGATTTTAAACTCTGACTGGGGGAGAAGATTTTCTCCTGTCCAGATGATTTTGGGGTGCTGGAAAGATATTGTGCTGTGAAGTGTTAAATTCCTCACAATTCAGTAAGTTGACAGTTGCCTGTCAGACTGGGCATTTGTTAAAAAAATTTCGCATGGTGAATCCCCCTGTGCGGAGGGGCGACTGGTGAACGGTATGATCTCTTTGATGATCGTAAGCGAGAATACGCGGGTTTAGTGTCACCGGGCTGAACTCACCGGGAGGCACCCGGCACCATGCTCATGGTGATACAGAAATGCGGCTTCAGCCCCTCTCTGGAGGGGCTTTCTTATGGACAAAAAAGCCCGCGCTGGGAGACGCGGGCGGCAAGGAATAAACAATAAAACGTGAAGTAATATTTCAGCTGGCGAATAATACCCCATAGTAATCACTCTGCGCAACTGCGCGGCCTTTTTCGAATTGCGGGCTGTAGTCTCCCTTCTGCCGGGTGGCCTGGTTGCAGATTTCTTCATGGGGTAGGGTTCGGCAGTTAAAGCAGCGATGGCGCTGGGGCGTCGTGCTATAGGCGTTGAGCTGGATACCGGGCGTTTTGAACAGACTGCGCAGGCAATCAGGGATATATTTATCGGTAGCTGTTTGCAGAAGTAATCTCCCAAAATTCCATTTTTGGAATGCAGTGGTTGTTGCTGTAGTGTGGGCAAGTTCTGGAACTGGCTTCGTCCATTGCAGATGATTGTTAGCTGGATATCAGTTACCTCATGGAAATGTTAAATGACTCACAATTCGGTTGATGGACTATTGTCTGATTGATGGAAGTCTTGTAAAAACGAGCCAGCATAGTGAATCCCCCTGTGCGGAGGGGCGTCTGACATGGTCTCCATAGCGATGGTCACAATACGCAGATTCAGTAGTCAGGCTGAATCTACCGGGAGGCACCCGGCACTATGCTGCTTATGGTGTATACACAGCGATCGGCCCCTCTCCTGAGGGGCTTTTTTTGTGCGGGAAAAGGCTGTGTTGTTAAATGTTAAATCCCTCACAGTTCAGATGGTTGATGCTTGCCTGTCTGACGGGGAGTTGTTAAAAAAGTTCTGCATGGTGAATCCCCCTGAGCGGAGGGGCATATCAGCGCAGGTGTTTCTACTCTATCCTTTCTGTGCGGGTTCAGGTGCTGATACTGAACTCACCGGGAGGCACCCGGCACCATGTAGTATACAGAGATTAGGCATACATCCAGGCTCCTCATTGCAGGAGCCTTTTTACATGCAAAAAAACCGCTCCAGGGAAGAGCGGTTGGCAAGGAATAAATAACAAAACGTGAAGTAATTTATTCAGCGCCCTAATAATACCTTACAGTAATCACATTGCGCAACTGTATGTAAGGGCGTATTTCTTTTTTGCGGGCTGTTTTGTGTGACTTTTGTGTTTCCGGAGGTCAGCCCGAGCCTTCTCTGACTCAGAACATTATTCCGGCCGGGAGGATTCATGGCATTTAAACACTACGATGTGGTCAGGGCGGCATCGCCGTCAGACCTTGCTGAACGACTGACACAAAAACTGAAGGAGGGGTGGCAGCCATTTGGCAGCCCTGTCGCCATCACGCCTTATACCCTGATGCAGGCTATTGCGGCGGAAGGTGATGTCACCACGCCGGTGCTGGTTAAACCATCGGGTGACGGGGAGACGGCTATCAGCAAGACCGGTGAGCCTGAATATTATTATGTTGTCGCGCTGGCGGGTCAGTCAAATGGTATGTCTTTTGGAGAGGGAGTACCGTTACCTGATTCTTATGATCGCCCTGATCCGAGAATTAAGCAGCTTGCCCGTCGACGTACCGTTACGCCGCGAGGCGTTCCCTGCACCTATAACGATGTTATTCCGGCAGATCATTGTCTTCATGATGTGATGGATATGAGTGAAAAAAATCACCCCCGGGCAGACCTCAATAAAGGTCAGTATGGTTGTGTGGGTCAGGGACTGCATATTGCCAAAAAACTGTTACCGTTTATACCGGCGAATGCGGGCATTCTTCTGGTTCCATGCTGTCGTGGAGGCTCGGGAGTGACTACAGGTAATGAGGGAACATTTAACGCCTCTTCCGGGGCAAGCCCTGATTCTGCATTGTGGGGAGCTGATAAGCCGCTGTACCAGGATCTGTTAAGTCGCACGAAAGTCGCGCTGGCTAAAAATCCCGGAAATATCCTGCTGGCGGTAATCTGGATGCAGGGGGAGAGTGATCTGGCTTCAGGAAGCCAGAGTCATAATGCTCTTTTTACTGGCATGGTACAGAAATTCCGTGCTGACATCGCTGATATGTCAGGGCAGTGCGTGGGGGGCTCGGCACTGAGCGTTCCGTGGGTTTGTGGCGATACGACGCATTACTGGAAAGAAAAATATGCTGCGTCTTATGAAACTGTATACGGTGGATATAAAAATAAGGCAGCGCAGAATATTCACTTTGTCCCTTTCATGGTTGATGGAAGCGGGGTAAATGTGCAGACCAATAATCCGGCAGAAGATCCTGATATTGAAGGTATTGGCTACTCCGGTTCGAAGTGGCGAGACAGTTCTGTCAGCTGGACGTCAGGTGACAGGGCAAGCCATTTCGGTTCATGGGCGCGGCGTGGAATTATTTCAGATCGTCTTGCAACCGCAATTCTGACCCACGCAGGCAAATACCCGGCGTTTATCACCGGGCGGTCAGAAACGGTAGTTGCAGGAGATGAACGGGAAAACGTTACATCCGGAAATTTCCCGTCACCTGTGGAGGATGCTGCGTTATCACAGGATGCACCTCAGAGAAGAACGGTTGTTGAGTATAATTCAGCTGTTGAGAAAGACAGCCTCGGTGGTAACTGGGCAGCCCAGCACTGGAATGCCCGGGACGGTGTCGCCGAGTTTGTTAATGATGAAAGCAGACAGGTGCTGAAGATTAAGCAGCATGAGGGCAAACAGGGACCGTGGATGCTGTCAGCAGGAGTATCAGCTGAAGATGCCCGTGCTCTGTATGAAAATGGCGGTGAAATAAAACTTGAATTCAGGTTGCCGGATGGTACCCAGGTTGCAGATGACAAATACCTCTTTGGTGTTTACCTGCCAGTTTCCGGGTGGACTCAGGAAGGCAACGGCAGCAATATGATGGCCTCCTTTTTCACTCAGACAAAAGCCAGTAACCTGGATGTCATGTATCACGGTAAAACACAGCCTAATACAAAAATTGAGTCATTCGGTGCGGTTAATAACAACTGGCACACGCTTGTCTTTAAATATAAAGGAGGCGGCAATCACCAGGTTATTCCGGTACTTGACGGAGAAGAGAAAACAGGTTTTGCACTGAAAGAAGGTCCGGTCACTTCTGCCTTTACGGTGGATAACATCACAGTGACAGGTATCAGCGCAAATCAGGGAAAATCTTATCCTGTCATGTTCCGCAGTATCATGGTAAGCATTAACCAGGCAACCTCTTCATCATAAAACAAAAAAACGCCAGCGCAGAGGAGAACGGGAGGATAAGTCTGACGCTGGCGGAGGAGTATCCTCATGGAGAACGATATGTAACACATATCGCCTTTCTTTTATTGAAAAGTCATCGCCATTGTCAACCATAACGGTAAGAAACTATGACATTTGTTCATCAACTGATGCTGTACTTCTGTACGGTGGTATGCGTGCTGTATCTTCTTTCGGGTGGGTACAGAGTCGTGCGCGATTTCTGGCGCAGGCAGATTGATAAAAGGGCCGCTGAGAAAATCAGCGCCAGTCAGTCAGCCGGAAGCAAACCCGAAGATCCGCTCATTCCGTAGTCACTTTCTTGACAACACCTTTCAACGAGAAAATCCTATGTCAGAAATAAAATCGCTGGTAACTGCTGAGGCAGTGAAGGAAGTCCTGCGCTCTGAAGAAGTCCTGAGCGCACTGAAACAAAAACTCCGCCAGAATCTTGAGGCGCGTCTTGATGCAGAAGTGGATGCCATTCTGGATGAACTGCTGGGCGCACCGACTGTTCCGGAGCCGGAAGGCATTGCGGATGACAGTGCTGTTTCAGATGGCGTCGGGTCTCAGCCTGACGGTAGTGAAGAGCCTCAGCCTGACGGCGAAATGATGATGTAACCATGCGCAGGGGTGTCGGTGTGAGCTGATGCCCCACTTGTTGTTGTGAGCTTCCGGATTGCGGGAGACGGGGTATGTACCAGATGGAAAAAATCACAACAGGTGTGTCATACACCACGTCAGCGGTGGGAACGGGCTACTGGTTCCTGCAGTTGCTGGACAGGGTTTCCCCGTCTCAGTGGGCGGCAATAGGCGTGCTGGGGAGTCTGCTGTTTGGGCTGCTGACATATCTGACGAACCTGTATTTCAAAATTAAAGAAGACCGGCGTAAGGCGGCGCGGGGAGAGTAAGCTGATGAGCAGGAAACTCCGCTATGGTTTATCGGCTGCCGTTCTGGCGCTGATTGGTGCAGGGGCGTCTGCGCCTGAAATCCTCGACCAGTTTCTGGATGAAAAAGAAGGCAACCACACCACGGCATACCGTGATGGCGCGGGTATCTGGACCATCTGCCGTGGAGCCACCCGGGTGGATGGTAAGCCTGTTATTCCTGGCATGAAGTTGACGAAGGAAAAATGCGACCAGGTTAACGCCATTGAACGTGATAAGGCGCTGGCATGGGTGGAGAAAAACATCAAAGTGCCACTGACCGAACCCCAGAAAGCGGGTATTGCGTCATTCTGCCCGTATAACATTGGCCCAGGTAAGTGTTTCCCGTCGACGTTTTATAAACGAATTAATGCAGGCGATCGCAGGGGAGCGTGTGAGGCGATTCGCTGGTGGATTAAGGACGGTGGCAGAGACTGCCGTATTCGCTCAAATAATTGCTACGGTCAGATATCCCGTCGTGACCAGGAGAGCGCGCTGGCGTGCTGGGGAATCGACAGATAAGCAGAATATTTTGCTGAAAAATGACGTTGACCAACGCGGACGGATAACACGAAATCCTGCGAACTGGCAAAACCTAGTGAATAAAAGTAAAAACCCCGTTTGTTGGCAGCAAGCGGGGTTTTGTGTTTCCTGACTCCGGAAAAGTCAAAGGAGAAAGTGTGTTTAATTTTAGCAAACTGATTCGGGAGATTCGAGTGATGGCTGAAAAATTATCCACCTGGAAGTTCATCCTTATCTGGCTGGTGTTTGTGATTATGGCCTCCGGTTATTTCATCGGTCAGATACGCTGGTGGTGAAATGAACCGCGTTCTGTGTGTGGTCATTATTGCCTTGCTGGTGGCCTGTGGTGCGCTTAGTCTGGGGCTGAATCATTACCGTGATAACGCCATCACCTACAAAGCGCAGCGCGATAAAAAAGCCAGAGAGCTGGAGCTGGCAAACGCAACCATTACTGACATGCAGCAGCGCCAGCGTGATGTTGCTGCGCTTGATGCCAGATACTCAAGGGAATTAGCCGATGCGAGAGCTGAAAATGAAACTCTGCGTGCTGATGTTGCCGCTGGTCGTAAGCGCCTGCGGCTCAACGCCACCTGCCCCGGTACCGTGCGTGAAGCCACCGGCACCTCCGGCGTGGATAATGCAACCGGCCCCCGACTGGCAGACACCGCTGAACGGGATTATTTCAACCTCAGAGAACGGTTGATGACAATGCAGAAGCAGCTGGAAGGGGCGCAGGAATATATACGCACTCAGTGCACTAAGCTGGCTTTTTATTATCCGGAGGATACATGAAGAAATTACGGGTAACCGTAGAACCTTTTCAGGGAACAATTCCGTTCCGTATTTTGCAGCGTGGTCGTGTTCTTGTTGAAGGTTCGTTCAGTGGTAAATGTACGCAATTACACTCCCGGACCTTTCAGGTGAATGCCACGAATGAAGAGCTAACCGTTGAGTGTACGATGAATGCCGCTAAATGCCGCATGGTATCCGCTGCATTACAGCCAGTGTGTTGAGCGACCTTATTATCCATGGCGCGGTATTGTCGCCGTATTCCCGTATTAACAGAGACCGCAGCCCGACAGGGAGACTCCTCTGCGCGAGTGTGCGGGGATAATCAAAAACGATACACACCGGGGTTTACCGCGTTAACGGAGCGCGGCGTTGTCCCCTCATGGTCGCTGGTCCGGTGCGATGGTGGAAGAAACCGGACGATGTGTTACCTCGCAAGCTCTGTTATGTCATGTGTCTGATTTGTGATTTAAGTCGGATAATTGTCGTTGCCATTAAGCAGAGGATTGATGACCGACAGGGTGGCATTGTTAGAATAAGACTTATTCTTATCTGTGCCGGGAATGAAAATGAAAAGAAATCTTCCGTTAATTATTTTGTTGTCTTCTCTGGTTATGGGCTGTACGCAACATAAAACAGATATGCCCCGACAGTTGGTTAAGGCATTACCACAATATCCGGCCTATGCAGCGGCAAATTATATAAAGGGACGGGTTGATGTGAAGTTTGATATTGGTGCTGATGGTACTGTCACCCGAATTGAGTTTATCCGTTCAGAGCCGCACCATCTGTTTGATGAGCAGGTTGTAAAAGCGATGGCAAAATGGCGATTTGAGAAGGACAGGCCGCGTAAAGGCGTGAAGAAAACGTTTATCTTTAGTCCTTCTGCACCCTGATTATTTCATCAGAAATTAATTATCACTCTGTTGTTATTCTGTACATCCCGGCAGGGTAAGTCTTGTTCCGTCGGATATGAAGATGAAATATTGTTGGAGGACAGTGGGTACCTGCTCCTGTAACCGAACGTTCATTTCTCGTTATTTGTCATGCTGGCCGGGCGCAGATGCGTTGCATCTGTTGCCAGCCTTCTCCTGCAGGCTTCAATAACCCACGCTGAAAAGTTACCGGACCCTTTATGCTCAAGGGCGATGTTGATCTGTTCAATCATGTGATTGGGGAAACGGATATTGCGGGTTGTGGTTCTGCGGGTCCGGTTTTTCGATGACATATTTATTTCCTTTACTGATTGCCATATGACGGGGATTTTACATGGCTCAGCTTCGTACACTCCAGAGCAGAATCAAAACACTGAATACCCGACGGGTGAATATTCTGAAGGGTGAACAGCGTCGTGTCAGTGGCAGTGCACGTGTTTCCCTCAAGCGTCATATCTGGCTCAGGGACGCCGGGCAGTGCTGTCTCTGTGGTCGTGTGGTTGACCTCTGTGACAGTGAACTCGATCACCGAATTGCACTTCAGTTCGGTGGTGGTAATGAGGAGACGAATCTCTGGACGCTCTGTACCGAATGCCATCGACAAAAGTCTGTTCGTGAAGCGGCGAGTGGTATGCCGGACCCGACACTGCCGGAGGTGTCCGGAGGTAGTGGCAGAGCGGACGACATCATCGGACTGTAACCCGACCCGGGGGGGTATCATCCGGCGTAAAAAACTATCGCTCCGGACACCGCGCCCCCTCTCACGCAGAGAAAAAATTCCCGTTTCAGGGCAGTTAACATGTTAACTGGCTGTCCGGGCATTTTTGCGGTTTTTATCTTTATTATTCAGTTTGTTGCGTGGAAAAAATGTTAACAGGCTTTTTCAGCAAATGTTAACCAGGCAGCAGTTAACATTTGCGGCATGAGACGCCGGGAAAAATGGGCTGAACCATACCCGGCTGAGTGCGTTCTGGACCCGGGAGGAGGCTGTGCTGACAACGCAAAAACGAAAATTTGCGCTGGCGCTCATGTCCGGGAAAAACAAAACAGCGTCAGCCATTGCCGCCGGTTATTCGGCGAAGACAGCCAGGGTTAAAGGCTCGCAGCTGGCAAAAGATCCGGAGGTGCTTGCGTTTATAGCCCGTAAACAGTGCGAGACGGTGGAGGTGGATGAGGTTCCTGTTTACCGGCAGAAAAAATCAGAGCAGGAGGATAAACCCCGTCGCCGTGAGGCGGCTGCAATACCACAGCCGGACGAAACAAATCCGGAGATGCCACCGCCCGTGGTGATATCTCCTGGTATTGAGTATATGGAGGACGGTCTTCCCGATCCTGTGAAAGCGATGGGGCGTCTTCTGGTGGAGAACATTAATACCGACCCCAGGCTGGCGCTGGATGCGGCTTATAAGCTGGCGCAGTTCACGCACCACAAAAAAGGGGATGCCGGTAAAAAATCGGCAAAAGGTGACGCGGCGAAAAAAGCGGCTAACCGTTTTGCGGTGCCACCACCACCCCGCCTGGTGGTGAATAATGATAATGAGGGCAACGGATGATACCAGTGTGGAGCACGGCCTGCCCGGACTGGGCAGAGCGTCTGAAAAAGGGGCTGTCGATTATTCCGTCTCCGATTTACCCGGAGCAGGCCGCACATGCCCTGGCGATTTTTAAACAACTGCGGATTGTGGATGCACCGGGCAGCCCGACGTTCGGGGAGTCCTGTGCAGCGTGGGTGTTTGACCTGGTGGCGGCCCTGTTTGGCTCCTACGATGCGCAGACCGGTGTACGCCATATAAAGGAAGTGTTCATTCTGATACCGAAAAAAACAGCAAGTCCACGCTGGCCGCGGGGATCATGATGACGGCGCTGTTACTGAACTGGCGGCAGGCGGCGGGCTACACCATTCTGGCCCCGACCGTGGAGGTGGCGGCTAACGCCTTCAACCCTGCCAGGGATATGGTTCGACGGGACGATGATCTGGATGACCTCTGTCAGGTGCAGACACATATCCGGACCATCACCCATCGGGTGACGGACACCACCCTTAAGGTGGTGGCTGCCGATCCGAATACGGTGTCCGGTATCAAGTCCGTGGGGACGCTGATTGATGAACTGTGGTTATTTGGCAAGCAGTACAAAGCGGAGGACATGTTACGTGAAGCCATAGGCGGCCTTGCCTCCCGCCCGGAAGGGTTTGTGGTGTATACGACCACCCAGTCGAATGAGCCGCCAGCCGGAGTGTTCAGACAGAAACTGCAGTACGCCCGGGATGTCCGTGACGGCAAAATTCATGATCCGCACTTTCTGCCGGTGATATTTGAACACCCTCCTGAAATGGTGGAAAGCGGGGCTCACCTGCTGATGGAAAACCTCGCCATGGTCAATCCGAATCTCGGTTATTCGGTGGATGAGGCTTTTCTGTACCGGGAGTACCGTAAAGCCCGGGAGGCTGGTGAGGAAGCATTTCGTGGCTTCATGTCAAAACACGCCAATGTGGAAATCGGTCTTGCCCTGCGTTCTGACCGCTGGGCGGGCGCGGATTTCTGGGAGCAGCAGGGCAGGCGCGTCAGCCTGGACGATATCCTGCAGCGCGCTGATGTGGTGACGGTGGGGATTGACGGCGGGGGCCTGGATGATCTGCTGGGAATGTACGTGATTGGCCGTGACAGGGAAACCCGCGAATGGCTGGGCTGGGGCCATGCCTGGGCGCATGAAACCGCGGTGCTCAGACGGAAGAGTGAGGCATCCCGGTTTCAGGATTTTGTGGCCTGTGGAGACATGACGATTGTCCGTCGGGTCGGGGATGACACGGCGGAAGTGGCGGAGTATGTGCGTCGTATCCATGAGGCTGAGTTACTGGATCATATCGGTATTGACCCGTCAGGTGTGGGGCAGATTCTGGATTCACTGGCGGAAGCCGGGATCCCCGACGGAATTGTTGTGGGGATAAGCCAGGGCTGGAAGCTGGGCGGGGCCATCAAAACCACCGAGCGCAAACTGGCTGAGGGAGTGCTGGTGCATGGTGGTCAGCCACTGATGGCCTGGTGCGTTGGCAATGCCCGGGTGGAGACTAAAGGTAACGCCATCCTTATTACCAAACAGGCCAGCGGACGGGGGAAAATTGACCCGCTGATGGCGCTGTTCAATGCGGTATCCCTGATGTCCCTGAATCCGGGGCCGAAAAAGAAAGAATATGCGGTTTTTTTCATATAACCCTGTTCACCCTGTAACCATCATGGACCGCTGCGGCGGTTTTTTTATTTTCAGGAGGCTGATGTGACTCTTAAACGGGCCTGCTCCCTGCTGACGGTGAAATCCTTCAGTGAGGATGAGCGGGTGATCACCGGGATTGCGTCAACGCCTTCTCCGGATCGGGATGGTGACATCCTGGAGCCGGAGGGCGCGGAGTTTGGCAGTGCGATCCCGTTTCTCTGGCAGCATGACCATTCCCGCCCGGTGGGGCAGTGTACGGTGCGCCGGGTCAGCGAAGGGCTGGAAATCACGGCAACACTGGCGAAGCCCGTGCCGGATATGCCATCGCAACTGGCTGCCCGGCTGGATGAGGCCTGGGCGGCCATTAAGACCGGGCTGGTCAGGGGGCTGTCCGTGGGCTTCCGTCCTCATGAATACACCTTTCTGGACGGAGGCGGACTGCATTTTCTGCGCTGGGAACTGATGGAGGTGTCTGCCGTCACCGTGCCCGCGAATGCGGAATGCACCATCCGGACCATTAAATCTTACGACCGCCAGTTTTCTGCCGCGTCCGGCAACCGGAAACCGGTGGTGAAAATCGCATCTTCTGCCGGCGCTGCGGCACAGTCAACAACCGTTTTTCATAAGGAAAAGACCATAATGAATATTGGCGAACAGATTAAAAGTTTTGAAAACAAGCGTGCAGCGCTGGCAGCCTCCCTTGAGGAGGTCATGACCAAAGCCGCAGAGGAAGGGCGCACGCTGGGTGTGGAGGAGGAAGAGCATTACGACAACACCGCAGCGGAAATCCGTCAGGTGGATGCGCACCTGAAGCGCCTGCGTGAACTGGAAGCCGGTAAGGCCGCCACGGCGCAGCCGGTGAAACAGGCCGGTAACGGGAATGTGGCCGCGGTGGCTTCTGCGCCGGTGATCCGTGTGGAGCAGAAACTGGATAAGGGGATTGGTTTCGCACGTTTTGCCAAATCACTGGCTGCGGCTAAAGGTGTCCGCTCTGAAGCCCTGGAAGTGGCCCGTCGTCAGTATCCGGATGACAGTCGTCTGCATCATGTCCTGAAATCGGCAGTGGGCGCGGGGACCACCACGGATCCGCAGTGGGCAGGCAGCCTGTCTGAATATCAGGAATACGCACAGGACTTTATTGATTACCTGCGTCCTCAGACCATTATCGGGCGATTTGGTCAGGGCGGGATCCCTGCACTTCGTCAGGTGCCGTTCAATATCCGTGTGCACGCCCAGGTGTCCGGCGGTGCTGCCGGCTGGGTGGGTGAGGGTAAGGCAAAACCCCTGACGAAGTTTGATTTTGAATCCATCACCTTCAGTCATGCGAAGGTGTCGGCCATTGCGGTACTGACGGAAGAATTGATCTGTTTTTCCAGTCCGGCTGCTGATGCACTGGTCCGTAATGCGCTGGCGGAAGCGGTGGTGGCGCGTCTGGATACAGACTTTGTGGACCCGAAAAAAGCGGCGGTGGCAGATGTCTCCCCGGCGTCCATCACCCATGATGTGAAGGGCACGGCATCAAGCGGTAACCCGGATGCGGATGCAGAGGCTGCGTTTGGACAGTTTGTGGCAGCAAACCTGCAGCCCACCGGTGCGGTCTGGCTGATGTCCAGCACCAATGCCCTGGCACTGTCCATGCGTAAAAATGCGCTGGGTCAGAAAGAATACCCGGACATGACCCTGCTGGGTGGCTCCTTCCAGGGGCTGCCGGTGATTGTCTCCCAGTACGTGGGTGACCAGCTGGTGCTGGTGAATGCCCCGGATATTTATCTGGCGGATGACGGCGGCGTGGCAGTGGATATGTCCCGCGAGGCATCACTGGAAATGCAGTCTGAGCCGACCGGCGACAGTACCACGCCGTCGCCGGTGGAGCTGGTTTCCATGTTCCAGACAGGCAGCGTGGCCATCCGTGCGGAGCGCTGGATCAACTGGCGTCGTCGCCGTACCGCGGCGGTGGCGGTGATCACCGGAGTGAACTACGGCAGTGCGTCCGGCGGCTGAGTCTGATAAGGAGGACGGGAGGCGTGCGCCTCCCGTAACAGGTTATGGCAAAGATCCGATATCTGCAGGGCACGCATGATGCCCGGGCCGGGGATATCCGTGATGTGGCACAGCCGTGTGCGGAGGTGCTGGTTCGCCTGGGAAAGGCGGAGTACATCACGGTGCGACGTCCGGCAGGTCAGAAAAAGAAACGTGATGCGGAGCATGGCGAATGTGGAACCTTTTACGGCGAACCCGAAAAAACCAGAAATCAGGACGTGACGTAAGAGAGGCGGGCTGGACCAGCCTGTTTCAGGCGGTGGCTGAGCCCTTTTCCGGTGCCTGGCAGCAGGGCGTGAAAGCCGATCCTGAAGCCGTCCTCTCCTTTCATGCGGTGTTTGCATGTATTTCGCTGATATCCCAGGATATCGCCAAAATGCGGCTGCGTCTTATGCAGACGGATGCGCAGGGGATACGCAGGGAAACGCGCCGGGGGGATATTGCCCGCCTCTGTCGTCGTCCCAACGCCCAGCAGAACCGCATCCAGTTTTTTGAACTGTGGCTGAACGCCAAACTGCGTCACGGCAATACGGTGGTGCTGAAAATCCGTAATGCCCGGGGGCAGATCAAAGAACTGCGTATTCTGGACTGGAACCGGGTTGAACCTCTGGTGGCGGATGACGGCGAGGTGTTCTACCGCATCACGCCGGACCGGAACTGCGGGATCACTGAGGCGGTGACGGTGCCTGCCCGGGAAGTGATCCACGACCGGTTTAACTGTTTTTTTCATCCGCTTATAGGATTGCCGCCGGTGTATGCCGCCGGGCTGGCGGCCACGCAGGGGCATCATATTCAGGAAAATTCGACGTCTTTTTTCAGAAATGGCGGCAGGCCGTCCGGGGTGATTGAGATCCCCGGCAGTATTACGGAAGAAAATGCGAAAAAACTGAAGAGCAACTGGGACAGCGGGTATACAGGCGAAAATGCGGGGAAAACGGCCATTCTGAGCAACGGGGCAAAATACAACCCCACGACGTTTTCACCGGTGGATGCGCAGACGGTGGAACAACTGAAGATGACCGCTGAAATTGTCTGTTCGGTGTTCCGTGTCCCGGCCTACAAGATTGGCGTGGGACAACCGCCTTCCAGTGACAACGTGGAGGCGCTGGAGCAGCAGTATTATTCCCAGTGCCTGCAGACACTGATTGAGTCCATTGAGCTGTTACTGGATGAGGCGCTGGAAACGGGGGAAAACGAGAGTACGGAATTTGATGTCACCACGCTGCTGAGAATGGACAGTGAGCGGCGCATGAAAACGCTGGGGGATGCGGTGAAAAATACGCTTCTCACGCCCAATGAAGCCCGAAAACGGGAGAACCTGCCGCCCCTGGCAGGAGGCGATGCACTGTATCTTCAGCAGCAGAACTACAGTCTGGAAGCGTTGTCCCGCCGTGATGCCCGTGAGGATCCGTTCGCGTCGTCCGGTAAAACAGCTTCCGTGCCTCAGGCGGTCGCTGCATCTGACGGTAATAAGGCAATCACTGAAACAGAGCATGACGCGGTGAAGGCGATGTTCAGGGGGATTCTGAAAAAATGAATGAACGTGAACTGTCCATTATCCGTGCGCTGGGTGAAGAATTTTCCGCGGTGCTGGCGGATTTACAGCGCACATTTGAGGAGAAAATAGCCGCGCAGGCACAAACGTTTGAAGAAAAACTGGCTTCCCTGTCTGTGGTATTACAGAAGTGCGTGACGGGCGATGATGTGCGTCCGATGCTTGAACAGATAGTGAAGGAGGCGGTAAGCCATATTCCTGTTCCGCGTGACGGTCGTGACTACGATCCGGAAGTACTGCAGAAGGCGGTGAATGATGCGGTCGCAAATATTCCGCAGCCGGCGGACGGTAAAAGTCTCACCCCGGATGAT